ATGGAAGAATCGCCAATCCTGATTGCCGCGCTCGTTGTCGGCGTTCTGCTTTCCGCTGCGGGCGGCGGGCTCGCCTTTTATGAGGTCGTCACCGGCGTCCGTTTGCTGGTGTGGTGAGTGCAGCGGCAACCCAGCTACGTCGCCCGCGCTGCCTTCGTTGCAGCGGCGAAGGACGCTCGGATGAGCTATCTTGCCGAGGCAAAGAACGGGCAAGCTTGATGACTTCGTCTGCCGGCAGGCGGTATTGCGCCGAGACAACTGCGTTTATCAACACGCCAAGGCTGTGATTCGCCGCTGCACTACTTCTGGTATAATCGGTCTTTTTTGCTTCGGAATTGAATGGCAGTTCAGTCAAGATTTTCTTCCCTGCTACCGCCCAATTGAAGGTTTGCACCTAAATATGAACTAGGTGGAAACATTCACAGCTGATTTTTAATTATGAATGGGACGCCAAGGGATGCAGAAGTAACCACGCGTTAACAATGTTTGCTGCATACTCTTTGGGCGCGGAAGAGTTCTGCGTTCCACGTTAAGCAGCAATGCCGAGGCCCATCGCTCCCCCCGCTCCCCCTTGCGATGGGCCTCAAGCTCCCTGTTGGGGAAGTGCATAGGCTAGGCGTGCTTATCCCGCCTTCTCGTCCCGCCACAGTTGGCTGCGCATTCGGCTCACAGACTGCGGCGGCTGAATCATCCGGTCCCTTGTGAAGGCACCATTCCGCTGTAAGATGGCGGGAAACATTCAGGGGCATGTGAAGTTCGGCGACGGCATGGATATCGTTTTCAGCGAAGCCCGCGAGCTGCGCGCTCTGCTTGTCGCGCAGAGAGAATGCATGATTCGCTTGCGGGATGAGTTGGCGGCACTGAGATTGCAGGTACAAGCAGATCGCACCACCAGAGCCGCCATTTACGCCGCACGGAGCCTTGAAGTAGAACCGTGCGGCTCCATGCCGAGCGCGGCGAGAAGATCGTGAAAACAGGAACGTGAACGCGAGCGCCGTTGGGAGGTGGCGGGCCATCTTGCCTTAGATCAGCCGATTGCGATCTTTTGTCTCGGTCGCGCGACGCCGCGTCCCGGCAGTGTCGTTGACTATGCGACGCTTGGCCTCTCGGCCCAGTTTGCTTCGTCGAGGAGCGCCGCCCTCGTCTTCCCATCGTTCAAGCGACGACTTCAACTGGAGCGCCGCTGGTGATTTCGGCACGTCAAAATCAATAGCTTGCCCAGCTGCCAGCGCTTCGCTGGCGATGGCGTCGACCAGGTCAGAATCAGATATTTCAAGATCCGGGATACGCGTCTAATGGCGTTGAGGGCTTCCGAAACAGCAAAGGGGCGAACGTCTCCTTGCCGCTCGTTTCTCAAGAAATTGCTGATCGCCGCCCGTACGTCGGGCGAGATTCTGTGCGCGGGATCGGCACTCATGGGATATCCTCCCTGCACCCGTTTTGACTATGAAGGGAACGACGCTGATGCTCCGATGTTCCCCTCGACCGGCGCGAACTCGCCCCCCAGGACTGCAATCGCGCCGGTCGTGCTTTGTCAAAAGGTTTCCCGAATTCTCCTGCTTGCGACTTTGATCGCAGTCACACCAGCGGCGGCTGAAGAAGCCATTGGATGCGCCTCGCTTCAGCGCGGCAAAGGCGTTCTCGGTCGCTGGGGCGGTGCATGGCGTCCAGCATAGCCCCCGCGCGGGCGGCACTGTGCATTTGGCCCTCCCTTTCCGGGCAGTTGTTCAGAAGGATTGACCATGACAACCACAGGCGACGCCCGCCGCGTTGAGGGAGGGCGCGACGGGCTTACTCGACCCTATGGGGCACACAATTTAGGGCCTAGGTCTGTAGAACCGACCAAGAGCGCAAATGTTCCTCCTGATTGTCGACCCAGCTTGGGAACCAGTCGAGGACTCCGAGGTTCGGTGGACATGGCAAACGCGAGCACAGTGCCAGAACCGACCCCCAAGCAGATGCTTGCCGCCTGCGAAGCGGAGGCTGAGCGCCTGCGCGACTGCATTGTGGACATGGAGGCGGGACGGTTTGATTTCGAGGAGCGCGGAGTGATGTTCCCCGATATCGAAGCTTACATCCGAGAGGCACGTACACGTCTCGAACGCCTGGAAAGATACATGGATGGATTGAAGAGTGCGGCGCATTAGGCCGCATAGACGGGAGATATGGCGGTGGGAGGTGCGCTTGTCTAAACCAGCCGATCATCGGGCCGAGCACGGGCGACTACCCAAGATCGGAAAGAGGCAACGCGCGTATGCCTTCAAGTGTCCCACATGCGGTCAACTCTACGACGTGAGACGCATTCGTCAAGTGCTCTACCACGAGCAGCCGCAGCACGCTCCTATGAGCCGCGGGGAATTGTTCTCAGAGGACGCTGCCGTTCCTGGTCGTCCTGGTGAGGCTTAATGCCAGCGACGATGGCGGTGATCGGAACTCTGCCCGACTGCCAAACCGATCATAAAACCCACGGCAGTGAAGAGAAGCGCGGTTGTAGAGTAGGTAACGGGATTCTCCTGAACTGCCCCTGAAACCTCTTGGGCGCGCGACTTGAGCGCTGAGGCGGCACGACCGGCCCGATCTGTAGCGTTTTCGACCCAGCCCGACGATTGCTCGGCCGCTTGTTCAGCGCGGGCAGCGAGCGTTCGCTTCATCGAGGTGATCTCGCGTCGCAATTGAGCGACCTGCTTTTCAAGGGCTTCCTTTGACTCAGTCTGTGTCATCCGTTGGGGATCGTCGGCGGCCATTGATGCCTCCATTGGTGAGATCACTGGAACGGCGACGGATTGGAGATGGTTCCCGCCGAGGAAATATGTTCAAGGGTTCGTACGCGTCGAGCAGACTCGCGAGCCGATCGCCCGTCATGGCAACGACCGCGAGGCGCTGATGCGCGAGGCGTCGAAGCTGAGTCGAACGGCATGAAGACCGTGACGGCCGCCACGAGGCGGACAAAACGCGGTCGGATCAGGGCGTGATGACATCTTTTGCTTTCCGCCGCCTGGAAACTGACTGCCACAGATCGCCTTCAGCAGTTATGCCATACTGGAAGACGCGGACGACCTCCGCAGCCAACGCCTCCCGCTCATCTCTGTCCTTCTGAGCCAGTCGGCGCTCTTCGCACAACTGGTTGAAGACCTTCTGGATGATCGCAAGATCGGTCGGATTGAATACGCCAAAATATCTGGTGAAAGGCATGACGCTTTTCTCCCTAGGGTTGGGCGAAAGCGTGATGAACTCTTCCAAGCGTCCGTTTGCCGTATCGGGTGCGGACGACTTGATAACTGTACCCCTATCCTGACCCCTTTGCTATACAAAAAAGACGCATGGGACAGCAGGCGTGGGCGGGGGGGAACCTCCTGTCAGGATATTCGCGGTTCCAGAGAGGCCCGTCACAAATTGGCGGGTCTTCCTGTTAGGGAGAACCAACAGTGGAAGCCGGTTGCCGTCGTCCTACCGCAGGCACAGGCGGCAAGCGTCAGGGGCCGACAATTCTTCGACCAGTATGCCGTGACGACGGAGCGATGGCAGCGGCCGCGATGCCGGTAACCCCGGAGCGCGGCGGGCTCTTTGCCCGACCGTCTGCGGCGACCGGATGTGTTCCCAGTTCCGCAAGCGTCGTCCAGCCTTCACATTCATCAAATAGGCTAAACCTATTCAGGCCTCCCAAGGCGGTCGGCTGAGACTCTCGTGCTTAGCCGACCATCATTTCGCAGATCGCCCCCTAGTTTGGACCTCGCAAAAAACTGGATGCAGCATGTGGATTAAACTGAGCGGCGTCAACCGGCCTGAGGTCTATGTGCAAGCAGAAAAGATGACCCATTTTGTTAGCAGGCCTTCTGGAGGGACGATTCTGTACTTCGAGGCTTCCGATATCGACGCCAAAGGTCTGGGGCGACCACGGACGCTCCACGTTCAAGAAGAACCGGCTGAAGTGGCTGCCAAGATGTCTGACGCGCGGCCCCCGAAGCGAAAGCAATGACTTTCAGTTTTGACCTTTAGGGCCGACCGAGGTACGCGCCACCCAGCCGGCTTCACCTGTCAGCTTGCGGCTTTAGTCGCCGGACCACCAGCTCCAAGAGGATATCGGCAATCCACATGGCGCACACGCCGATGAGGAAAGCAGCCGCATGTGCGCTGGCGACATCGTCGGGCGGCAGCGGCAGACCAACCGACTTGATGTAGTGCAGCGTCGGCACGGTCAGATAGCCGGCCGCCAGCGCGCCGCAGATCGGCGAGGCGACCATCTCGCGAAACTTGAACCGTCGGTGCGACAGCGCGCGCAGCACGCCGCCGGCCAATCCTGCGGCCAGGATCGATCCTTTGATGCCGAGCGCGTCGAGCAAATCTTGCATGGTTTCTTACCCAAGCCAGGCCAGAAAGAGGATGGGCGTCATGCGCCCAGCGGCTTCTTCTGGAACCAGCGGCCATAGAGCGTGATCAGCGCCCCGATCACCGGGCCGGCCGCCGGTGCGAACTCCGCCGGCGTCGGAATGGTGCCGTCGAGAAAGTCGTAGCCCAGCGCATAGCCGCCGGTGATCAGGGTGATCGCCGCGCCGATCGTGACGGTCGACTGGTACCACGGCTCCTGGTTGGTCTGGTTGACGACGACGGCGGAGACTTCCCTGGTCACCTTGTCGGCGATCTCTCCGGCCTCCGCCCAATCCAGCGGCGGCGCCATCTTGCTCACGGCCTGCTTGGCTGCCTCGGCAATCGCCGGCCTGAGTGTGGCTGCAATGGCGTCGATCTTCGTTATCATGGGTATGCTCCTCTGGGTTGAAAGAACAGGCGCGGCGAGGCCCGGCGAGACGCACGTGTCGCACTGGGGTCACATCGACTTGCCAAGAGGTTCCCGGCGCGGCGGGCACGCATCGAGGAAGGGTTTACGGAATGTGGATCAGGCTGAATTCCTACAAGGAGAACAACCCGCTGCTCGTCTCGGGCGAGCTGGTGACGCATATCGCTGCGCGCCTAGGGGGCGGATCGACCCTCTACTTCGCCTTGGCTACAACGGACGGCAAGAAGGGCGAGACCAAGCAGAGGGCGCTGGCGGTGCGGGAATCGATCGACGAGATCGCCAGACAGATCAACGGCGCCACCCCCAATATCCGGGCTGCCTGACATCTGGCGAACGCCGTCATTCAGGCTTCGTTGGTGGAGATGGTCGCGTCCAGCTCGCGGCGCGGCAGTGCCTCGGTAGGCAGCGGATAGGTGGCCGGCCAGCGCAGCGGGCCGGAGAGCCGGTTCTTGGCGATCTTGGTGATAGTGATGGCATTCGACTGGTTGCCGCCGAGCACATGGAAATAGCTCGCGTCGTGGCCCACGATCATGCCGATGTGGCCACCGCCCGGCCGAACGAATGGCGCAATCGCGCCAAGCCCTACGATGTCGATCGGCCGGCCGAACGCCTTCCAGTTGAGCGCCCAGTAAGGGTTGCCGGGCAGCGGCTCGTCCGGCAGCGTGACTGCGATCACCGTCTCAATGAAGTCGCCGCACCACGGCAGCTTGGCCGGGTCGCCCAGCGTGTTGCCGTCGCTCTTCAGCCAGTCGCGCAGTGTCTTGTTGTTGGTCTTTTCGTGCAGACCGATCTTGCGCCGCGCCAGCGCCACCCAGGGCGGCACTATCTCGTCAGCCGACACGCCCGGCTCTGGCGCCGCCTCGCCGCTCAGTCCGAGCGCCGCCAGCGTGATCGGCCCGATCGTGCCTGGCCATTTGACATGCAGCTTGCGATCCGCCTGAAACTTGCGGATTGCCGCGATCGTCATGCGCCCGAGGATCCCGTCGGCGCCGCTTCTGCCAAGGTCGTACCCGCGCGCCAAGAGCGCGAGCTGGATGTCCAGCACGGTGGCCATGTCGGTTCTCCTGAAAGCTTCCGGCTATCCGCCGAATTGATCCTATGCGGCTAGATCGTGATGCTGCGCCGTCCGAAATAGGACTTGAGCTGCTGGTAGACCTTCATGATGTCAGCCAGCTCCTTGGCCTTGTTGGCGATGACCACGGCCGCGCCGTCGCACGAGCCGTAGCGCTGCGTGCCGTTGTAGGACGAGCCGATGCGCCATGTCCGCCCGCTTGGCGCCAGCGCAAGTGCCGAGGCGTCGATGTCCTGGGTGCCGGCGAGCAGATCATAGACCGCCGTGCCGACGCCGGTTTTGGCGGTGAAGGCATAGGCGCGGAAGGCGCTGACATCCTCCTGGTTGAGGTTGCTGATCACCTCCGTCGGCGTCCCGGAATTGTCGAAATATGCCCGGCCGCCGATGCGCCCCTTCGGGGCGCCGGCGCCATCAACCGAATGGGCCGTCCAGCCGAGATGCGCGCCGGTGATGCCGCCCGACGACAGCAGCGTGGAGACGATCGTCGGGAACTGTTCGGCCCCGCTCATGTCGTTGCTGGTGCGGGCGACGGCGATCAGCGTGAACTCGTCGCCGTCCGGATGCGGCGTGTTGAGATATTTCGGCGAGTCGGTGACGCTCTTGAAGCCGAGCCAGTGCGCTCCGACCGTCGGCGCGCCCGTCACGGTTGCCGGCGCGTCGATGTTGGCGTGGTTGACGACGGACTCGTTGAGGCTGCCGCCGGGATAGTGCCAGGCGACGATATCGCCGATCGGCATCATCATGCCAAGCCCGGCGCTCTTGCCGTTGGCGCCCCTGATCCTGCGGACGACTGTCATTGCGGGTGCTCCTGTTTGGCGGCGGCGGACGTTACGGCGCCGGGATGGTGATGCCGGCGAGCGAGCCGAAATACGCCTCGATCTCGTGCAGCGCCGCGGCCTCGGCGTTCAGGTCGCGCCGAACGACCGCATGCGCCGCGACGCGTCCGAGGAAGCCGGCCATCGGCGCGTTCTGGCCGCTGGCGAAGAGGCGCATTTCGCGCAGATTGAGGGCGGCCATCGGCGCCTGGATGTCGGTGTTGGTGGCGATCTGCGCGCCGTCCACACGCAACCGGGCGACATTCTGCGCGCCCGTCGTGAACAGCACCGTCAGCACGTGCCACTGGTTGTCGCGATAGGTGTTGGCGTCGGGCACGGTGACGCGCTGGTTGTAGCCGCGCGTCATGTAGATCAGGTCGTCCTCGAGCAGATTGTGGCCCGTCGCAAGACCTTCGAACGACGCTTCGGTCGTGCTGGTCATCAGGTAGTCGGCCCGATTGCCCCAGATCACGCCGGTTGCCGTGCCCGGCTGATAGGCCAGGGTGACGACGGCATGGCTGGTCTGCGGCAGGATGGCAACGCCGGGCGGCGTCACCAGCGATTTGGTCTCGTCGGTGGATGCCAGATAGGGGATGGCACCATCGGTAAATGTCGGCCATGAACTGCCGCCGCGATTGAGCGGGACATCGCCCACCCGCGGCAGCCACTGGAATTCCTCGGTGCCGGCGCCGACGAACGCACCGTCGAAAGCTCGCCAGTAGTTGGCGTTTTCGCCCATCGCCTCGACAGCGTCGATCTCGGCTCCGAGGATGGCGACGGGGGCGAGCGGGGCGTTGAAGGTGCCGACGCGGCGGCGGATCGTATCGACCATTTCCGGTTTCCTTGCAGGGTTAGACGGCGGGAAGGATGGAGCCGCGCGACAGCAGCGCGGCGCGGACGTCGGCATAGGGAACGTCCTGGACGGCGGCGCGTCCGGCATTGATGGCAAGCGCGGCGATGCAGCCCGCCGCCTCGCCCATCATGCCGCCCGAGGGCTCCATGCGCAGGCTCTTCCACACATTGTGGGTGACGGCGACAGGCCAGGCGCAGATGAGGTTCTTCACCTCGCTGCGCCTCGGCAGCATGACGCGCATCGGGATGGCGTAGTTGGCCGTCGCGATGCCGCTCTCGTAGCCTTCCGAGATCAGCGTGACGTTGGAGCCGTCGCCTTCCGCATCGAGCCCGAAATAGTTGCAGGGCTTGGTGTCGAGCCCATAGGAGAAGATGCCGATCGGGTCGTCGGGCGCGGCCGGATCGTCATGCGGCACCATCACGTCGGCCTTGGTCATCGGGTCGTCGATGACCAGGCGGATCGTCTGACGCTCATAGATCATCTGCGGCAGGCCGTCATACCAGGGCGAGTCCGCCCATTCGCGGGGATCCCAGCCGAAGGCATTCACGGCCGCCTGCAAGCCGGGGATCATGGTCTCGACGGCCGGGTCGGTGGCGAAGAAGTGGAAGAAGTCCACATGCTTGGCCATCTGCTTCTTGTGCAGGGCACGCCGTTCGCTCCACCGGCCCGCCGCGTAATTGTAGAGGTGCGGCAAGGTGTGGGTGCCGATCAGCCCGGCATTGGTGTTGTAGAGCTGGGCGCCGCCGCCCTCGACCTTGGGCAGGTTGGCGCCGTCCTGCAGCGCGATGATGGTGCCGATCGTCGCTGTTCCCTCCGCGACGGCATCCGCCAGCGCCGGGATAAAGTGGATGCGGTCGTATTCGTCGGACTTATAGACCGAGAACGGGATGCGGTCGGCGGCGTCGGTGATCTCGGAGCGCACGTTGAAGGCCATCTGCGCGGCCTGCGCCGTGCCGTTCGCCGGCAGGCCGGACGTATCGGCGATGTGCTGGATGTCGTTATAGGCGTAGGCTTCCTCCGGGACGTCGCCCAGCCCCATGGCTGTCGCGGCGGCGAGCAGGTCGAGCCCTGGCTGATAGTTCGCCCCCGGCAGGTTGAAACCGGCCAGCGGCTCGTCGGCGCTCGACGCCTCGCGCGTCGAGGTCCACGATGCACCCGAGGCGCGCAGCAGGTCGCCGGTATAGGAGGCGTCGATCGCGATCTTGCAGTGGACCGGCCCCTCGCGCGTGGCGACGCCGGCGATGCGCCTGTCCTGGATGATCAGCGACTGCCAGCGGTCGACGATCGGGCTGTCGAGGATGACGCGATCGGCATAGTCCTTACCCCAGCGGTTGCAGACCGCCTGGGCGACGCGCTGCTGATACTGGCGCGGCGAGCCGGTGCCGCCGTAATAGCCGTTGATCTCGTGCAGCATCGCCTGGGCATAGCCGCCTGTGATCGCGAGATAGCCAAAGGTGGTGGAGCCGCCGCCGGTGCCGGTGTCGACGATGGAAATGCCGCCGCTCATCATGCCGCCCAGCCGGTCCTCCGGCACGACGATGACGACGGACAAGCCGAAATCCTTGGCGCGCCGGGCAGCGCAGAGCGCGGCCGCGCCCGAGCCGTAGATCAGCACGTCGTAGCGCGGCGCACCGTCCGGCACGAAGATGCCGCCGCCTTCGTAGCGCACCCAGCGGCGGCCGTTGCCGTCGACGAAGGCACGCTCGCCGCCGTCCTCGCCGATATCGTAGCTGGTGACGCGCGATGCCGCGGCGGCCCCTGGAAACCGGACTTCATCGTCGGCGGGCTGGATCAGGAGATCGTCTTCGGTCGGCACCGGCCCGAGCGCGCCGCCCCGGCCGAGCACATAGCGGCGGCCGTCGCTGGCACGCAGCAACTCGGCGATGCGACCGCTCGCCGGATCGATCGTGACTTCCGCCGCGTCGCCCTCGAAGCCGGGGACCTCGAGGCGTTCGACATAGGTCGGCAGGTCCTCTTCGGTCGGCACGGCGCCGAGTTCGCCATTGCGGCCGATGACCACGGTGCGCCCGTCAGCCTCGCGAATGCCGCCGGCGACGCGATCCGTGGGGCCGGTCCAGACCTCGGCCATAGGTCCGACGCCGGGAATGATCGCGTTGGCGACATTGTTGATGAGGCCCTGCCGGTCGGTGACCTCGTCCCCGAGGTCAGAGGCGACGGCGGCGAGCTCGGCGGAACCTACCTTGGCGTCAAGGGCACTCTGGAGACCGTCCACCTGGCCGATCGCGCGGGAGATCACCTCCACGAACATGCTGCCACCCGGCTGCGCGTCGTTGGCGTCGCCGACATGGGTGAGGTCGGGATTCCACAGCGGGAACGGCCCGTCGCTCTTGTAGTCGGGCCAGTCGGGGAAATATGGCTGCAGGTCGATGAAGGGCAGACCGTGCTGGCGACAGTATCCCGCCATCGCCTTGGCGTAGAGCGGCATCGGATTGACGAGATAGCGATCCGGATCGAAATTCTCCGGCGGCATCACCACCAAAATGTCGGCAACCGGCTGCGCCGCGCGAAGGCGGGTCAGCAGCGTCGTCATAGACGCGAGATACTGCGCCGCCGACTGGCCGGTGTTCTGGTCGTTGGTGCCGAGCATGACGATGATCAGGTCGAGCCCGTGCAGCCCCAGCGCCTGCGTGAAGTTGGCGCCGTTGGCCTGCGACCATTCCAGCGCCGACGAGCCGTTGACGCCCCATTTGGACACGCGCGCGCCGGTCGCCGCCGATTCGAGCAGCGCGCCTTGCAGACGCGAGGTGCCCGACACATGCTCGACGTCGCAGGTCCATGCGCCCGAGGTCGGCATGCCGTTCGGCAGGTTGACGCTCTTCGGCCCGCCCGTCGCGTCGAGCGCGACGGTGTGCCAGGAGCCGGCGTTGTAGCGATAGCGGATAGATGCCGCCGCTTGAGCGTCGTACATCAAAGCGACGCGCGAGAGCTGCGGCGATGCCGGCCCGCCGAAGCTGACGACCGATCCGGCCGTGCTGGTCTGGATGGAGCCGAGATCGGGGCCGTTGCCGGTCAGGAAATTGGCCGTCCAGCCGCCGGAGCTCTGAGGTTGCGAGACGGTATAGGGATTGGTCGGATCGCCGCGCCGGACATTACCGTGCGACAGCGTCGCGTTCCAGGTAAAGCCCGTCCAGCCGCCGCCGGCATCGCCATAGGTGGCGATGAGATGCTGCGCCAGCGCCCGTGCGTAGCGACCCTCCCCATCGGTGAAGCTGTCGCCGATGATGGCGACGCGCAGCTGCTCGGGCCGCCCGCGCCTGATCATCCCGGTGAGCAGGCGCGTCCGGTCCAGCTTTTCGAGGTTCAGCGTCGAGGCGGGCAACACACCTTCCGCCGGCTCGGAGACGGAGGGTATGCCTTCGAGGATGTAGCCGTCCTCGTCGACGACGACTTCGGCATAGCCGGGCACGTCGGCGACGAACCGCTCTTCGCCGGGCAGCTCGATATCCCCGGATGAGTAGCGGCGGAAGACGATGAAACCATCCTCGTCGACCACTGCCTCGCCATCGCCGTCGTCGACCATGTCGATGAGGGCCGAGCGGTCCTCGACTTCCTGGTCGATGGCGTCGGCATTGGCCAGGTCGCCGGCCAGGCGTGCCGCCTCCTCGGCCTCGAGCGCGATAACGTCGGCCTTGGCCTCGAGGGCGGTGACATCCGCCTTGGCATCGAGCGCCGCCGGCAGTCCCTCGATGTTCTCGATCGCCGCCGCGAAATAGTCGCCGATGCGCTTCCACCCGGCCGGCGCCGTCGACCATCGGAAGGAGCCGGAGTTGGGTACCGTACCGCCTACGACCGGATCGGTGTGCGTGCCGAGATCGGTCGGCTTCACATAGCCCGGCTGCCCCTCGCGTGTCCCTTCGATGTCTTCTAGGCCGCCGTCCCACACTTCCATGACGACCTCGCCGGCCGCGGCGGCCTCGATCGCCTCGTCAAGCGCCGGGCCGATCGGGATGATGTCGTCCTTCTTCGGGTCGTGAGGCCCAGACGATGGCACACCCGGCGTCTCGTATTTGCGCCATGCATGGCCGATCAGGTCGGTGAACTGGCCCATTCTCTGTCGCTCCGGGGATGGAAAAAATTCAGGTCAGGTGACGGTGACCGCGCCGGTCGCCGCGCTCGTCGTGCTTTCGACGCCCGAGCCGTTGCGCGACCGCAGCCAATAATAGTAGGTGCCCGGCGCCAGCGCGGTGTCGGTCCAGGTATCGGAATTGGAGGCCGGGCCGTATTCGGTGTGCACCAGCGTCGCCGTGCCCTCGTTGTTCACTGTGTTGCGGCGGATATTCACCGCCACGAAGTTCGGGCTGTTCGGCGAGGTCCAGGAGATCGGCGATTCGCCGACGCCGCCGGGCGCCGTCACGCCGCTCACCGGCCCCGGCGCCGTGGTGTCGGCGACGGCCGTGAGCACGATATAGGCCGTCCACTCGCCCGGCGTCCCCGCCGACCAGTGGCGCCCGCGGAAGCGGTATTGCACCCCGTCGGCGAGATAGCCGGTGCGCTTCTCCGTCTCTTCCTCGCTCGCCATCACGCTCTGCGTCGGGCCGCCGGCGACCGGCTGCCACTCGACTTCCGTGGTGAGCGATTCCGAGGCCGGCGGGTTCCAGCTAGCCAGCGCGAAGGCAGCCTGTTGCCCGCCGCTGACCGCCTCGCGCTGGATCACCACGTCGAACATCGCCGGCAGCGGAATGCCCTCATGCTCGATCTCGGGGATGATCGGCGGCGGATTGCCTTCATCGGTCGCGGCATTGAAGGCAAACAGCGTCGGCGGCACCACCATGCCCTCGACCTCGTAGGTCAGGTTGACAAGCGACAGTTTCGGCCGGCCGATGATCTCGATCACCGCCTCGTCGAGCCGTGGCGGGTAATGCACGCGGATGAAGCGGCGGTAGGGTACCTTCTTTGCCGGCTCGTAATGCGACACCAGCCGCACCCGCGGCGCGTTGGCCCGCTTGAAGGCCAATGTCTGCAAGCGCTGCATGTGGTTGTGCCGCTGCACCGCGACATTCTCCACCGTGCGGGTGCGCTCGGTGTCGTCCTCCGGCACGTAGGGGTCGCCGACGATCGCCGCGTCGGAGGTGTTGAAGGTCGCGGCCTGGTTGTTGTAGCGCCCGCGCACCGCGAGCACTGTCGAGGCGGCCCGCCGGTTGACGTCGAAATTGACGCTGATCAGGTCGTCGGCCGTCAGCCGCACGTCCGGTTCGACGAACTCGCCGGCATGCACGCCGATCTTGCCCTCGGCCGTCTCGTAGATCACCAGTTCGGCCGCCTGGTCCATGATGCGGCCGACCGTCGGCGGGTCGTCGCTGGCGCGAAACCAGAAGCCGCCGTGATAGCGCGGCTCCTCCTCGCCCGCCCGGTTGGTCACCAGGGAATCGCAGACATCGGCGGCGTGGTTCCAGTCCGGCCAGTGCAGGTCGTCGAGCGCAAGCTTGAAGCCGACCGGATGGGTGATATGCCAGGCGCATCAGCGCCAGGTTTTCCGAATATTCCCAGCTGTTGTGGTCGGCCGGATCGTGCGCCGGCTGGCGCCCGTCATAGAGCGGCGCGCCCTCGATCTCCTCGGTCAGCACGGGCATGCCGTTGGGAAAGCGCTTCTGCTGCTTTTCTACCCCGGCCGAATGGGCGATCATCAGCGTCGTCGCCATGCCGTCGCCGCGATGATTGTTGGTCCAGATGGTCGGCAACGCTGCCACCATCTCGGCATAGGCGGTCTCGGCATCGAGCCCGAGCCGCGAGCGGATGATGACGCGCTCGTCGAAATGCCCGGGATCGGTCACCGCCCCGGTGACCGGATCGAGCGTCGCCACCGCGTCGTGCAGGTGGTATTTGACGTGCCGGTTGATGCGGTGCCCGGCGATAGCGAAGACGTGGTAGGCGGCGTCGCCCTTCTCCTCCAGCGCCAGATAATCGGCCGCCTTCTTGGCGCGCCCCAGCACGAAGGCCGGTGAGGGCACCGGCTGGCGCAGGCTGAACTTGCCGTCCTCCGGCTTAGGCACTTCCGGTTCCTGGGCAAGCGCGGAATTGAGGCCGTAGAGCCCGGCCGCCGTGGCGAGATAGCCGAGCCCCGTCGCCGTCGCCGAGATGGCAGCCGGCCCGAGGAAGAACACCGGGCTGTTGACCACGAAGGGCAGCACCAGCGCGGCGATGAACTGCGGCATCGTCAGAAATCCCAGATCGCCAGCGGCGCGGCGGTGAAGGCGACGAAACCTTCGTCCATGCGCACCTTCCATTTGCCTTCGTGGCGGATGGCGCCCCATTGCCGGGTTGCCTCCGTCGCACTGCCGATCACTGCCACGCAGCCCTCACTGGGCATCTCCGCCCGCCGCCAGCCGACGCGCACCAGGCGCTGGCCGAACGGCACCAGCCCGCCGGCCGCCGCCATCACCGCATGGCATTGCGGCTCGTCGGCATAGCTGCCGCGCAGGTCGACCGCAGGATCCTCGCTGCCCAGCGCGATCGACCAGTCGGCCAGCGCCATGCAGCAGTCGACATGGCTCCAGGCCCACGGCTTTGCGCCATACGCCTCGATCCAGTGGTCGAGCTGGCGCCCCTGAATCAGCGGAACCGCGGCCATCCGATCGTCTTGTCCTGCAGCTTCGGTACCCGCTCGGCGATACGATCCGGCGGCGCCGACGGGTTGAGCGTCGCCGAGCGTGCCTTCTGATCGGCGTCGGAGATCACCCGCCCCGACGTGACGGCCCTCAGGTCGAAGCGGCCGACGCATTCGATCATCACCGTCGAGCTCACCGTCTCGCCGGTCACGCTGTCGTCGAAGATGATGTCGTCGACCTTGCCGGTGAACCGCGCCTCAGGCATCCCGACCGGGTCGTCATCTTCGTTGCAGTCCTGGATCAGCACCTGCACCGTCGAGCCGATCACGTCGCCGGCCTCATGGTCCTGCCAGGCGAGGTCGGCGATCTCGGGCGGGATACCGGAGACGCCCATGAAGAGGCGGTTGGCCTCGCCGTTCAGCGCAGCCTCGATCGTGTCCAGCCCCTCGGTGATGGTAATGCCTTTCCAGATGTCGCCGGCAAGGTCGAGATAGGGTCCTGAGCCGTCCCACAGCCGCATGGTCTTCGACGGGAAGTCGAAGCGGAACAGCAGGCGTATCGACTTGACAGTCATGTCACGCCGCCGCCAGGTCGTTCCAATGGTCGACCGCCTCTACGAAGACGACGGAGGCTTCGGTGAAGCCGCGCTTGCCCTGCGGCAGGTCCATGCCGCGGTCCTCCGCCAGCCGTACCAGGCAGGTCGGCTGGTCGCATTCCAGCGACGCGCCGGCGGGAATCGTGGCCCGGACCGACGGGAACAGCGGCACCGTCCACAGATCGCCCTCGACCTCGATTGCCGGGCCGGTCTCGTAGAGCGCGTGGTTGTAGGAGAAGCGGATGCCGGAAAGGTCGTCGGCCGCCATCAGGCGGCGCAGCGTCACCACGCTGGAGCCGATCGCGGCATGCTCCGCCATCTCGATGTCGATCGCGCCCTGGCTGTAGGTGGTGCCGTCGGAGAACGGCGTGCCGTCGTCATGCACGGTCCTGACCCGAGGCTCGAACCGGCCCGACGCGTAGGGCGCGGTGTCCCAGCTCTTCGCCGGCACCACGATCAGCCCGGCGCGGCCGTTGAGCCCGGTGCGCAGCGCGTTCCAGGCGCGCGCCGAGCCTGTGCCGTGCCGCACCACGATGCCGGTGAGCTCGATCGACCAGAATCCCTTGTCGGTGCGTGTCGCCCGCTCGATGCCGTTGAGCGAACGCCCGCCGCCGCGCGTGAACGGCACGGGATTGGCGTGCGTCTCCTTCGGGTTGAGCGCGCAGGTCGGCCAGTAGAGCATCAGAGCCTATAGTCCGAATTGCCGCGTTCGTTGCGGTATTTGGCGATCGCCGCCGGCGCCGAGGCGTTGGCGCGCTGCACCGCGACATTGACGATGGTGCCCGACCGGCTGACGATGCGCTGGTCGGCGATCTCGGCCATGCGGCCGCTGTCGTCGCGCAGCATCACCGTCACCGTATCGTTGCTGCCGCCGCTTCGGCCATGCCGGGCGACCGGCATGGAAAGTTCCACCGGGATGCGCCGGCCGTCCGGCAGCGGCACCGCCGCTTCCGGCCCGGCCTCGCCGAAGATGGCGGCCGAGCGCGACACCCCGCCGCGGGCGAATCGCGGCAGCGGCAGCGGCCGGCCATGCGCGGCGATGCCGCCCTTGGCGAAGCCGAACACCGAGCGGATCAGGCTGAGCAGCCCACCGCCCGCCCCGCCGGGGAAGCTGAAGCCCGGCATGCTGATCATCTGCTGCACGATCTGCATGACGATCTGCAAAAGCTCCTCGCCCTCGATCTTGCCGTCGGCCAGCGCCGTGGCGAGGCCGTTCAGCGCGGTTTGGGCGACCTGGCCGAGCCGCTCGTAGGCCTGCCCCTGTTGCTGGACCGCCGCCGTTGCCGCCTCCGTTTCCGCTTTCGCGGCGCTGCTCTGCTGGCCGATGTGCCGGAGCGCCTCCGTCGGCACCTGGAATGCGTCTGTGGCACGCCGTGCCACCACCTCGGAGGCGTTGACCCAATCCTCCTGGACCTTGTTCGACGCGTTGCCGGACAGCATCTGCAATTGCAGGATGCCCTCCTGAAACCGCACCAGGCCGGTAGCCAGGCCGACATGTCCACCAACCTGCCCGGCGCCGAGCCCGCGATCCTGGACAAGCACGTCGCCGCGCTGAATCTGGGACGGGTCGATCTTCACCCCCCAGTTCAGGAAATCGGTGGCGACGTCGCTGCCGCTGCCACTGATGCCGACTTGCGCAAGCGCACTGTTGACGAACGCCGCGCACCACGCGGTCGTGGCCGCATTCAGGTCGATGCCGCCGCGCTTCAGGAAGGCGTTGATGTCACCGGCATTGGCCGTCTCGCTCTTGCCGAGCAGCAGGGCTGCGGCATCGACGGCCGTAGCGGACTGTGCCGCAATGGCCGCGGTAAGACGGTCGGCAGCCTGCTCGGCAAGGCGGGTTGCGGCGCTTTCGGCGGGCGTCTGGCCGGAACTTGTTGCGCTGCCTCCACCGCCGATCGGGTAGTCGGCCAGTGTGATCGGTTTGACGCCTCCCGATGCCGCCGCGTCCGGCGTCGCCGCCTCGCCGCCGACCGTCGAATAGGTGGAACGCTGCAGAAGCCGCTGGTTCTCGCCGATCTGTTCGATAAGGCGCAGTTCCTCGCGCAGCTTGTCGATCTGCTTCTGGATTTCGTCCGTGAACGGCTTGGCGGCATTGGGCATGTCGGCCAGCTGCCGCTGCAACTCGCCGATGCGGTTCCTGATCTGCTCGGGCGAGCGACCAAGCGTGGTCGAGCGGTACGGCTCTGCGCCGAGGGACCTGCCGATCTGGTCGAGGCCGGAAACCTCGCCTATCTCGGCACCAAGCCCGACGATTGCGTCCGTGACCTTGTTGACGGCTCCGACGAACGCGGCAAGCGGCCCCGTAGCCGTGTTCGTGGCGATCGTTCCCACTTCGTTGATCGCGTTGACCAGCGTCGTGGAGAGGAACTCCGCCAGCTTGCTGCTGGCGCCGGTCGCCGTGTCGAAGCGGCCGGCGAGATCGACCAGGACGTTCTGGAGACGGATGAACGCCTGGCTGATGGTGGTCTCGGAGGTCTTGACCCGCTCCTCGAGTTGACCCGCACCCGCAAGGAAGGCTCGGAAGAACGCCTCCGACGAGACCTTGCCGTCGAGCACGAGTTGACGAAGTGTCGATATGCTGCCGCCGGCTTCCCGCAGGCCGGCCGCCACGGTCTGGATGATCGCCGGGGCGCCTTCCAGCACGCTGTTGAACTCCTCCGCCCTCACGACCCCGCCGCCGAGCGCCTGGCTCAACTGGAGAAGCGCGCCGCTTGCCGACTGAGCGTTGGTGCCGCTGACCCGCAGCGCCAGGGACACCTTGTCGGTGAAGTTCAGAAGGTCTTGCTGGCTGGCCCCGATGGTCTTCTGCGCCTGTGCCAGCCGGCCATAGAGCGTCGTGAGCGACTCGATCGGCGCGGCGTTGCGCTGCGCCGACTGGAAAAGCTGGTCGTAGACCTGCTTCAGGTTGTCGCCTTCGAGCCCCGTGACCTTGAGGGAGTTGCGAATACGCGCCGACGTGTCGAGAAGCTGCTGCGCCGCCTGGATGGATAGGCCGGCGCCGAGCGCTCCCGCGAAGCCGCGTGCAAAGCCGCCGAGGCTGCTTGTGGTCAAGTCGCTTTCGCGCCGCATCTCGCGGAGCTTGGCATTGACCCTTTCCATCCCCGGCAGTCCGCGCGAGCCCACGCGCGCCAGCGTGCTTTCGGCGCGGGTACCGGCGGTCTCGATAGCCTTGAAGGACCGCTGGGCTTCGCCCCTGGACTTGGCCAGGGCCTTGTCCAGCGAAGCAAATCGCGCCTCAAAGATCGCCAGGAGCCGCTCGGCTTCAATTGCCATATTGGGGGCTCCGCGCTCGCCCTACCGCCGCATCGAACTCGGCACCGCTCGGTGGTTTCGGCTTGTTGTCGCCATGCGCCCTGTTCCAGCCGCGCACCATGGCCAGGTACTGCCCCAGCGACAGTGAGCCGACGTCGTGGATGCCCATCACGATGGCGTTTCCGTAGATGGCGCCGAAGTCGAGCCTTCTGACTTCGGCGCCGTCTGTTCCCCCGCGTCGTTCGTCTCCGTTGTGTGGACGCGATGCAGGGCGGCCAGCAGGATAGCTTCGGCGAGCGCTACGCTCTCGTGCAGCGGCCTGTCGTCGACATAGCGTGTCACCAGAAGCCGCGCATCGACCGGCTTCATGCCTCCACCGACCAGACCAAGCCGGATCGTCTCTGAATAGTGCTTCAGACGAGCAGAGGGTGTCGTGGCGTTCATGTTCGCGAAGAGCAGGAACACCGACATGTCGCATGCGGCCTCCAGCTCCTCGATCTCGGCCAGGCCGAGCCGGAACGTGTGCGTCCCGCCGCCCCAGTCGAGCTCGATCGCCCCGTGCCGGGTCACGGCGTCGCATCCGTCCAGGTGATCGTCCCGTCGTTCATCAGCGTGACCGACACGTCCGCATGCTCCTTGCGGGTGCCGGACACCTGGAACTCGGTCAGGTGGAAGGCGCCCTGCCAATAGCCGCCGCCATCCGCCGCCGGCACGTTGATGCGCACGCGCACGTTCTTGGTCGCGTCGCCCGCGTACCAGGTCCACCAGTTCTCCAGCGAGGTCGTGTGCACCTTGCCGGCGCCGGTGATGGTCGCCGACAGCCCGTCCTTGTTGCGCTGGAACCAGCCCGGCAGTTCCGGCGATTCGCAGTCCGGCACCACCGTGTCGTTGGTGGTCGAGGTGAACTGGATGCCGCGCTCGGTATTGATGAGGCAGTCATGGGCAAAGCCTTCGGTCGGCGTGGCCCCGTCGCCGATCTGCACGAGCAGCTGCTCGCCGTTCATGACCTTGATGGCAGCCATGATGTTCTCCTGGGAATGAGAGGCTGGTCAAGCCGGGGTGAGGAGATGGCGCACGCTGACCACGGCGTGCTCGGTGATTCCGTCGGGATCGCGCATGCTGCGCAGCACATCGAGCTGCGCCACCGCGACTGTGAAGCCGGCGACGGCGAGGCCGTTCGTCACCAGCCGCTCGACGACCGCTGCCGCGATGGCTTTTGCTTCCAGCTTCGACTTCGCCGGCGGCCGCGACCACACATGGATGTCGGAGAAGGCCTCCCAGCCGTCGCCGCAGCTCGTGCCGTCGTCGCCCACCTGCTCATCGCCGATGGTGATGTAGGGGAACACGAGCCGCTTCTTCTCCGGCGGGTTGTCGTAGACCCTGCCCTCGCACAGCGCCGGCGCGGCCGTCAGGGCGTCGTAGATCGCCCGCTGCAGCGCGTCGCCGATCACTTGCCGAGCGCCTTCTTCGCGCCGTTGCGCATCGCCCTTGCCATCCGCGCCCGTACTCGTTTGCGGGCAAGCCTGTAGGCAGGGAAGAAGTACGGGTTGGCGCTCATCTCCTGGGTGCCGAACTCCTGGAAGCGCGCGTAGAACGCCTTGCCGCCGCCGGCGAACAGCGTGACGGCAAGCCCTGCCTCCGCCTTTACGGTCCGCGCGGCGCTACTCAGCGCGCCCTTGGGCGCCTCGCCGAAGCTGTAGCCGATCGACGCCCGCAGAGCCCCGCTTTCCACCGGCGCGAAGCGGCGCATCAGGTCGGTGGTCTCCTCGGCGGACTGCTCCAGCGCCTTGCGGATTTCCGTGCGCAGCGCCTGCGGCAGCGCGTCGATCTGCGCCAGAAACTTCTGCTTGCCGGCGATCTTCATGTGGCGACGCCCTTTTCGGCGGTGAGCCGCACCCATGCCGGGTCCGACGCGGTGTCGACGAAGCGGATGTTGAAGACGTCGGCCGGCCGGCGCGCGTCGACCATCCGCCAGTCGGTGGTGATCTGCCGCGATTGCGAGGAGGACCGCACCGTCACGTCGACGACGTGCCGGCCCTCCAGCCTGGCGGCCGTAACCGCCTCGTCGCCGCGCGGCCGGAAGAACCCGGCCCACACGGTGAACTGCGGCGCAAAGCCGTCGACCACGCCGCCGCCGCCGTCGCTGGCCGGCGCCACCGGCGCCTCGAAGGTGACGCGCTGGTCGAGCCTACCCGCGCCGGGCGCCATCGCGCTCCCCCTTCCGCGGCGCCGCCGTTCGAACCGCCCGGCCGAGCCGCAGCGCCTGCTCGGCGCACTCGCGCGTCACATTGGCGACCGTGCCCACCTTGTAGGCGAGCGTGAACAGCCCCTTGCGCGCCGCCGGCGAGAAGTCGTGGTCGGCCGTGAACCGCACCCACATCACAGGCTCCAGATGCGCAGGGTGGACAACAGCGCCTCGGCACTGGCGACGGGCGGCAGCGCGTTCACGGCAACGCCGGCAACCATCTCCTCGCGATTTTCGTACCAGGCGCCGACATAAAGCAGGATCGCCACAATGGCCTTCTCCGGCACGGTGCGCACCGGCGGTTCGCCATCGGTGTCGGGATATCCCGCCACGTACCGGATCCTGACCGACCCATGGTCGCGGCGCGCCACCGGCCATGAACCGTTATAGACCGGCGCCACCATATAGTCGTCGACGATCCGCCACTTGTCGGTGGCGAGCGTCGTTTCTGCGCCGTCCTGGTCGAGATATTTAACCGACGTCACCTCGACGATCGGCCGGAACGGCAGCGCGATCAGATTGCCCCGGCACTGCTCATGGAAGGAAACCATGCTCAGTTCCAGCGTCTGCACGCCGAGCGAACGGCCGAGCCAGCCGGTCGGCGGGCTGACATGCTGCGTCGCCGCCGCCACCAGCCGGGCGATCAGAGCATCGTCGTCGGTATGGTCGACGCGCAGATGCATCTTGGCTTCCGCCAAGGTGATCACCGGCTCCGGCGGCGTGATGACGGCGACGTGCATTGGCCTACCTCGCAGCCCGCGCGGCGCGGATCGCGGCGACGATGTCATCCTTTTTGGACGCATCGCCCAGTTCGATCTCCTCGACCTTCGCCAGGTCCTGCAGGTCCTTGATCGTGAGATTGTCGAGATCGGCCGCCTGCTTTTCCGCATTGACGGCGGCGGCGATTTCCTCCGGCGTGCTTCGCGACGCGTAGCCTTTCGGCGGATACTGCGAGGCCGGATAGCCGGCCGCGACATATTCCGCCACGGTGGGGCCATCCTGCTTTAGATCGCCGGTCCGTTTCGCCTTTGCGGCGGCGGCTTCGCGTTGGCGCTTGGCCTCTTCGGCGGCCTCTGTCCGGGCGCGCTCTTCCAGTGCCGCTTCCGCATCGGATTTCGGCCCGGCAACCGCTTTCAGCGCTTCCTCCGGCAGGCAGCCGGCGGCGATCAGCCGTTTGGCCTGCTCCAGATTGGGTGCCGGGCTGAACTCATCGCCGCGTGTGAAGCGCTTCCCGCTGCGCACATCGACGCACGCGGAAAGCACGGTCAGAGCCTTGTTCATGATCATGATCTCCAGTGGGGAAGGCCGGCATTCGCGCCGGCTGGGTCAGAAGCCCCCGTCAAGCGCCGGCTGGCCAGTAGCGGGAGCCGGACAAGACGGCGAGCGCGGTGACGAATATGTTGCCGGCGTCGTTACCGCTCGGCGTAATCGTCAGGCGCACGTAGTTCTTCGGCCCGACATAGCCGATCTTGCGGGTTTCATTGTCGTCGTCGGCCGCCGTGAAGCCTGCGGCCGCCTCTGTGCCGGTGAGCTGGCTGTCGGGTACCGCGGCGGCGTCCGACAGGTTGGCTGCGTCGCCATGCTCGACCAGCACCGCGAATGTGGCGTTGGCATCGGTGTTGGCGCCGATGTTGATGGCGAAGCACATCTTGTCGAAACCGGACAGGTCGATGATCTGCGACACGATGGCGGTGTTGTCGGTGCGCGCCGCCTGCGGGCTGATCGCGCGGCGGAAGGTGAGATGATTTGCGAGGTCGCGCATGGCGATCTCCTTTCATGACAGAGGTTGCGACGAAGGGGGATCGGGCCGGTCCGAAACCGGCCCGCATGCGCGGCCGATCAGGCCGGGATGTCGAGGCCGACGAAGGGCGAAACCTCGTAGCCGTTCTCTTCCTTGATCGGCGCGTGCATCCAGGGCGCGCCGTCGACGTTCCAGAAGATCTTGATCACGGTCTTGTTCGAGGTGAACTTGACGTGCTCGGAGGCGGCGACGAACGGGCCGGAGCCGTCCTTGATCAGGTAGTACTTCCAGTCGGCCAGAAGCACGTCGCCCTTGGTACCAAGCGCCGGCGCCCGGTTGTTCCAGCGCACGGGATAGCCGAGCAGGTTGCCCGCGAAGCCTTCGCGCGCGTTGGCCTGCCAGATGTAGTGCCCCTCCGGGTCGACCATCTGGGCGATCTGCGGCAGCACCGACTGCGACATCGACCACACCGGCGTACCGCCGCGCATCAGCAGGACGGCGACCATCTTCACCAGGTCGACATAGCTGACCTGGTTGGCAACGGCGCGGTTGATGTATTTGGTCGCGCCGGCATTCAGCGCGCCGAGCGGTTGGGTGACGCCATTGCCGCGAAGGAAGGCATAGTCTTCCGCCGCGTTGACGCCCTCGCGCATCAGCCCCTCGATGAAAGTGCTGGACGCCGCCCAATTGCGCAGCAGCTTGTCCGTAACCGTCACGAAACCTGCGATCTCGTGCGGGGTGAGAGTGACGCCCCTCAGATCGGCGTCGGTTTCGGGCTTGTCGCCGCCCTCCTCGATCCACGAGAAGGTCATGCCACCGAACATGTTGGCGGGATTGGCACCGCTCTGGTCGAGTGCCGGCATGGTGATCGACGCATCGGGAGGAGAGCCTGCCGGGATAACCTGGGCGCGCGGGCGCACCAAGGCATCCTGCGGCTGGACCCGCAGGATTGTCGAGCGGAACTGCGTCGGCACCATGAAGCCACCGGACGTGTCGTTGTCCATGCGGAATTCGGCGCGGACATCGCCAGTGGCCGGGTCGATCGCGGCGGGATTGTGCTCCACGAATTCGAGGCGCTGGTCGCTCGGGCGGAAGCGCACGGCGTGCATGAACTCGCCGAGGGTCTCGAACTCGCGCGCCGCTTCCGGCCCGCCCTGCCGCTGGATATTCGCCTGGCGCGACACCGCCGGAACGATGGCGTTCAGCGCGGCTTCATCGCCCTCGACCGCCTCCAGGCGTTCGATCCGCTTGTCGAGGTCTTCCTTGGAAGCCTTCGCCGCGTCGAATGCAGTCTGCTCCTCCGCCGAGAGATCGCGATCCTCGGCCTCGGCCTTTTCGATGATTCCGCGCATCTCGGCGACGAGCTTTGCGCGCTTCTCTCGGAGCTGCTTCAGCATGGGTTTCTCCTGTGTTGCTGAATGCCGGATAGGACTTCGCATCGCCCCGGCCGGCACCAGGAGCGCGATTTTCGAGCCGTGAATTCGGAATGGGTTAGAGGGCCAGCGCCCGCTTCTCTCTGGCGGAGGCGAGCTTGCGCTTCGGCGGCGCACCGACGAAGCGACCGATCGTTTCGTCAAGCGTTGCGATGGAATCGGCCATGCCGGCATCGATCGCCGCCTGCGCCATCACCATGCGACCTTTGCCGAAACCCTCGCGTACGGCGCTTTGCGACACGCCGCGGTTGCGCGCCACCGTCTTGATGAACTGGTCGTTATAGGCATTCACCCGGGCCTGGCGATGCGCGATGGCCTCTTCGCTCAGTGGACCGAACGGGTTTCCCTCGGCCTTGAACTCGCCGGCGGAAATGATCGTCTTTTTGACGCCCATCTTCTCCAGCGCTCCGCTGAGATCATCATGCACGCCGTAAACGCCGATCGATCCGACTTCCGCCGACGGCGCCAGCACCATCTCATCAGCCGCCGTGGCGATCCAGTAAGCGGCGCTCGCCGCCGTGGCGTTGACATGAGCGACGATGGGTTTGCGGCCGCGCGCGGCAAAAATCCTACCCGACAGCTCGTCGGTCCCGCTCACGGCTCCGCCAGGGCTGTCGACGTCGAGGATGATCGCCTTTACGGCGTCGTCGACCACCGCGGCGTCGAACAGCCGGCCAAATCCTTCCGAGCTGGTGCCGCCCGAAATGTCCGACATCATGTTCATGCGGTTGGCGATGACGCCGCGCAGCGGCAGCACCGCGACGGTTCCTTCTTGCCGCGCCACGGCCTGTTCGGTCTGCCTCGTGATCCGCGCCACCATGTCGTCTGGAAGCTTCTCGCCGGCCGCCTGCAAGGCCAGGAACGCCACCACCTGGTCGAGCTTCTGCGGATCGAGCGCCCAGATTTCGGCCGCGACCGCCAACAGGATGTGCGCATACCTCATTCGGCGTCCCTTTCTGCCCGTTCGTCTGCCTCTTCCTCTTCAGGGTCGGGCGCGCGGTTGGCCGCCCCAGGCGAGCCGTTCGGCTGATAGTTCGGATCGGTCGCTCGCTTCAGCGTGACCATGTTGGCCGGCACGAAGTGCTCGTCGCCTTCCGGGCCGATCGGGTCCTCGTCTTCCAGTTGCAGGATGCGGTTCGGAGAGAAGCCGCCGACCGCGAAAATCTTGTTGTAGAATTCGGCGCGGGTCTTCATGTCGCCGCGCAGCAAGGCGTTCACGTTGAACTTGACGTAAAAACCCTGTTCCTTTTCCTCTTCGGTGAAGAGCTTCCAGTTCAACTCCTGCTCCCAGGCGTCCACCCATGGGCCGACCGTTTGGCGGATGAAGCCGATCATCAGTTGTTCGATGCCGGAGCCCCACGAGGTGGTTTTCTCGTGGCTTTGCAGCAGGATCAGCGGCACGTCGAATATGCGGGCGATTTCCGCGATCTGAAATTCGCGGGTGCCGAGAAACTGCGCATCCTCGGGCGGAATCGTCGTCTGGACGAACTTCATGCCCTCTTCGAGCACCTTGACCCGGTGCGCGTTTTCCAGCCCGCCCTGGCTTTCCAGGCGCGACGCCGGGCTTTCGGAGGAACGTTCCTTCTCACCGCCGGGCCTGGTGAGGTTCTGGTGCGCCTGCGGGCCGAGCCGGCCGGGATGCAGCAGGAAGCCGCCGGATTTGGCATCGTTGGCGAAGAACTTGCCGCCGAACGTCTCCGTTGCGATTCCCAGCGCGACTGCCTCGCGGTGCAGGGCGATCTGCGACATGCCGACATAGCCATCCTGGCTCTGATCCATGATGTGGATCACGTTGTCGGGGTCGAGCCGATGGCGCCTGCCGTCGATCGTCGTTTCGTACCAGTGCTCCCCGTCACGGCGCACCGGGCCGGTCCTGTCGGGCAGCAGCGGATAGAGGCCAACCGCCTGGCCACGGCCGTTGCGCTCGATCTCGCCGTAACCGTTACCCCAGAGCAGCGCATGACCCTGCGTCGTCTTGCGAACGGTGCGCGACGACATCAAGTCGTTTGGCCGGACGCCGATGCGTGAGGCAAAAGGATGCTGGCCGGGACCGTTGCCGGGCAGCACGGCTTCCTTACCGCCAGCCGGGCGTGTCCGGTATATGCGCAGCGGGAACCATGCCAGCGGGTTCGAAATCCGGTTGACGCAGGCATAGACCGGTGTGAGCCGGAGCGCGGTGTGCTCGCTGACCGCAACGCCGGAGTTCGTCTTGCCGCCGCCGATGATCTGCATGAGCCAGCCGGAGGGCGAGGTGAGCGATCCGGCATTCTGGTACGTCGAGCCGAACAGGCTGGCGAACAGGCTCATGAGCGTCGTCCCAACAGAATCGCACCGCAGAGCAGGAGCGTGCCGCAGACGATCATGACGGCCGGCACATAAATCATGGCCGTGCCGCTCGTTATGAGCACAATGCCGCCGAGGCCGAGGACATCGACCGCTTCCAGCAATCGGCGCGGGTTCTGCTGCTCGCTCAAACCTCGATCTCCAGGATGCCGCGCTGCTCGTAGATCGACAGGTCGTCGCCGCCTTGCATCCAGCGCGCGAGCGCCATCATGTGCGCGACGGGACCATCGATCTTGTTCTCGCCCCGGTCCTTGCGCGGATAGACGTTGTCCTTGGCGTCTGCCTTGGCTACGATGTTCGACAGCATCCAGGTGAACACCGGATCGCCGTTGTGGGCGATCTTCCTCGACCGGATCAGCCCGTCCATCTGCTTCATGGCCGGCGAGAAGTTCAGTACCAGCGGCCGAACCTCCACCGTGATGAAGCCCTCGTCACGCAGCTCCGACATCATCATGTGCGCCTGGTGCGGGTCGAAGGCGATCTCGTCGATGAGAAAACCCTGGTCACGAAGCCCGAGGATGTCGTCGCGGATCGTCACATAGTCGATCATGTCGCCGTCGGTCTGGGTGATCCAAGCCTCGGGCGCATCACGCCAGCCGCGATAATGCTGGTTTTCCGGCAGCTCGATCGTTGCCTCGGGCAGATAGTATTTGCCGAACCGCACATACCCGCCCTCATGCTCGAAGGTCAGCTCCATAGCCGCGATGTCGATCGTGGAAGCGAGGTCCAGACCGAGAATGCAGCGGCGCCCCCTGAAGTCCTCCAGCCGCAGTTCGGGCCGGGCGCTCTCGTTCCACTTCTGGATGTCGAAGTAGGCGTTCCGAGCCTGGACCCACATGTTGAGGTGCTTGGTCTTGAACACCCCCGCCTTGCGCGGGTTCTGGATCGCGTCGCGCTGGCGGGCGCGCAGGAACTCACCCTTTACGCTGACATCGTAGTTCGGATTGGCCTTGCGCAGCGCCAGCTCCGAAGTCCAGTCGTCGTCCTTGTCGACGCCAAACATCAGGGCGAACAGCTCGTCGTTCTCGATTATCCCTTCAAGAACCTTCTGCGCTTCCTGAACCGCTGCGTAGCAGGGACCTGCCAGGTTATCGCCGGCCGTGGTGATGATGAGCAGCAGCGGCTGTTCGCGCGCACCCATGCCCGTTTCCATCGTGTCGACCATCCGGTCAGTCGCATGCTCGTGATACTCGTCCACGATTGCGCAGGACGGAGAGGCACCATCGCCGGGATCGCCGATCAGAGGCTCGAACTTCGATCCGTCGCCCAGCCGGTGCACGCTCTTCGCTCCGACCGTAATGCCGAAGTGGTCGAGCAGGGCCGGCGTCTTTATCGCCATCAGCCGGGCCGGCTTGAACACCTCCCATGCCTGCTTTTCGGTCGTCGCGCCGGAATAGACCTCTGCGCCGTGGTCGCCGTCGATCGTCATCATGCCGAGGCCGACGCCGGCCGCCCATGTCGACTTCGCGTTCTTGCGCGGCTCCAGGATCAGCGCCTTGCGGAAGCGCCGGAGCCCGTCCTGCTTGCGCAGCCAGCCAAAGATGCAGATCGTCTTGAAGCACTGCCACGGCTCCAGCCGCAGCTTCTCGCCTTTCCTCGCCCACTCGCCCTTGATGTGCGGCAGCAGTTCGACGAACTGGCACCACTTCTCCGCCGCCTTCGGATCGAACCGATAGGGGAAGTTGTGGCTGGCCGAGGCCTCCAGGTCGTCGAGATGGCGCTTACAGGCGAGAACCACCCATTTGCAGGCCGGGACCTTCCCGGCGGCTACATCCCTTGCATACTGGTTGCCAGCATCGACATGCGGATGATCAGCCGAGCGCCGCGAACGGGTTTTCATTGGTGCTCTTGTTCGCCGACACTTTCGAGCGAGCCGCCGGCGACAGGCCGAATTCGACCAGCAGCGACTGCGCGTGCCTCATCGCCTCGCTGCGCTGCGCCACCGCCGGATGTCCCTTGATCTGCTGGCTGATGACCCGGCCTTGCTCGTCATACTCGGCCGAGCTGACGAACGTGCGCCCGCCGTCCTCGATGATGGCCGTACAGATTTCCACTTCCTCGAGCCTCGACGCCGCCATCGCAAGCATCGCCGTGTCCGACGCAGAGCCCACACCCATAGAGCCGACGATGCCGACGAGCTGATCGAAAATTTCCGCTGCCCGCGCCGACAGCCATTCGGGTGCAGCCGGCAACTCCGACAACGGCACCGGCGCATCCGGGTTCGTTCGGTCGGGCCGGTCCGTGCCGGCGACCACCTTGAGATGGTCGGGCTTGCGCTTCCTGCCGGCCATGGAAAATCTCTTTCATTTTGACGGCGCGAAAATCTGGCGGGGCGCCGGTCTAGCCGGGAGAGGCTCTGGACTTTTGACCCACCCCCCTGGATTGTAGATGCAGCAACCGTTCGATGTGCCAAAGGGTTTGGGGGGAGTGGGGTCGTGATCAGGCATCATCGACGCGCCACAGTTGTGTTGCTGCTCATCTCGGGGCTGTTGGCAGGCTGCCTATCTGCAAGAGACGATCACGACGGGCGGTGGTTGCTTCTCGATGCAGCCGCTCGTGAAGGCGAGGTCATGAAGGCCCGGGGCATGAGGCCCGCGACCGTCAAATGCCGGCTCGATAGCTGGTTTGTCGGGCGACCAATTCCTTCGGTCAAGATCAAGTGGGTTCCTAACAGGCCAGAGGTTGGCTGGATGCTGTCCGTCGGAGACACTGTCTACATCGGAGAGAGAGCGTTACGGGCCAAGCGTGTGGGCGCGCGGAAGGTTTCGTCGTCGTTCTTCAGCACGCTCTATAACCGAACTGGCATCTGCACGATCTGGTACGTGGACCTTCCATAGGCCGCCGGAACGCGGAAGCCTCATGGTCGCAGGTAGGCTGCTTCCTCTCGCTGCTTCTGGCTTGAGTGGCACCGCCACGGCGACTGGTCGCATAACGATTGCAGCGGCTGGTTCCAGAACAGATCGTAGTCGCCTCGGTGGGGGATCGGATGGTCGGCTACCGTTGCCGGCGTGATCCGTCCTTCCTTCAGGCAGTTGGCACAGAGTGGCTCGCGCATGAGTTGGTCTGCTCGGATCGCCTGCCATCTTGCTGTCTTGTACCAGCGGCGCCAGGGCTGCTGGTCGCGCTGCCTATCAAACACTCGGCGCTGGTGTTGGCGGTTGCCCGAGCCGATCGGACGATGAGTGGGTGACTTACTTGGCATCGTTCTTCAGCTGGAACAAATGCTCGTTCTCCAGCTTGGTACCAAGGCAACCCGATGGGAGAACAAAATGAACGGCCTCGGACGTCTCGCGCTCATTGCTCTGGGCGTGCTCGCATATAAGAACCGCGACAAGCTTGGCGAACTAGTCACCGGGGGTGGATCATCCTCGAACTCAGACCCGAACTCGCCAAACCAGGGTGGGCTTCTCGACCAGTTGCGGAGCGGCGGTTTGGGAGAATTGCTAGAACGCTTCAGAGGAGCCGGGAAAGGCTCTGCCGTAGATTCTTGGGTGGGCTCTGGACCGAACGAACCCCTCGACAAGTCGAATGTCGAAGCAGCGATTGATCCCGAAACTCTAGACTCGTTGAGCCGTCAGACCGGATTGTCCAGGGAAGAGATACTGGAAAGACTGGCCATCAACCTTCCCGAGGTTGTCAACGACCTGACCCCGGAAGGACACCTTCCGGAAGAGCGGACGACGGAAGGCGAGCCGGGAAGACCGTCGGAGCCGACGCTCCTCGATCCAGTGCCTCCTCGAAAGGGTTGAGCGGACTGCCTGGGAGCTGTGTGGCTCGATGCTCACAGCGCCCGGGAACTAGGGGGTTCCCAGCCGGTTAGATTTGCTCAATCGGAGACAACTGTCATGCCTCGTTTAACAGCCTATGAAACCGGCGGCCGGGTTCCGAAGCCCAAGTCGCATCCCGACCCGAACGATGAATTCTCTCAAGAGGCTGCCGAGAACAAGAAGCCGCCGCTAGGTATGGGTCTGACCGAGCGAAGCTCTGAGGAACGAAGCGAAACCGACAAGTCCGATCTGACGGATGCGTCAACGCGCGAGAGCCAGGCTGAAGGTGTCGACACGTCGAGCGAAACTCGTCACCAACGCATCAGGCAACGTGCCTACGATTTGTGGGAACGCGAAGGCCGCCAGGACGGTACTCTCGAAAAACGCTGGCACGATGCTGTGCGCGAGATCGACGACGAGGACGGGCGATCGAACGATTGACTGGCAAGCCTCCGGCGATATCCAACCCGATGCTCTGCTGCTATAGAACTGACGTCTGCACTCGGCATCGGGATGTTTCGCTTTTGGCCACCGCAATCACTGTTTCTGCGCTGCTCGCCTTGGTCACCGTCCTTCTGAACTTCGAAGTGTTGAGCATAGTTGGCGCGATGCGCCGACGGTTCTCGCTGCCTATGCGTGTCGAGGTGCTATACCTGATTGTTGCCGCCGTATTCGCGCACCTAGTCAGTATCGGCCTCTATGCGCTGGCGTATGCATGGATGGCACAGCATCCAGAACTCGGGTCATTGTCCGGCGAGACCACCGGCTCGGCGGGAGATTTCTTCTACTTCTCCGTCGCATGCTACACGACATTGGGTTTCGGCGAGATTTTCGCCATCGGCCCGATCAGGATCGTTGCGGCTCTCGAAGGCCTCAACGGACTTGTTTTGATCACGTGGTCCGCTTCCTTCGCCTATGCGGCGACTTCCGGCCTTTGGGATCGTGAGGGAGGTTAGCTCGTTGTCGGGCGCCGACTTCTCGAACAGACCCAGCGCCCCCCAACTAGGCGGTGCACAGGGGGCTTGCTGGGCATTGGTGCTGCTAGTCTTTGCACTGATCCCAAGCCCTCCAAGTTCGTGCTGCATCCCGTGATTGCAGTGCGCCTCGGTGGATGTTTTGATCAGCCGGGCAATGCGAGGGGCAAGATGGATGAGTCCGAGCCGGACGGCGTTTTGGTCGAGGAGATCGGAGGACGATGGACCGTGAAAGTGATTGAGCAAGGGAAGGTAGCCCAGGAGGTCTTCGAGAGCGAAGAAGCTGCCCGAGATTACGCCTGGCGACAACGCCTTCGACTCCATCCCGTGACACGTCCTAGAGGGCGGTGACCGGCACCCGACCAGGGAGTAGCGTCTGTTAAGGATGCATTAATTGCACCGACAATTCGGTCTGGACCAACATACCCTGCCAAGGCAGAGAGCACGCCATGCAACGGATGGCACTTGTTCCAGCTCTCATCGTTTCACTAGTCGCTGGGCTGGGGATAACATCGACCACTGTCTACCTTGCAAACGGATCGTCCCCGTTTGTCGCGGTTGTGATGATTGTCGGAGTGCTGCTGGCGGTTGTCTGTGCTGCCGGGATAGTGGCAAGATAGACGAGTTTGCACGCGCCCGAACGGGCCCTCCTGAATGGGAGTGTCGAACATCCGTCTAAACTGCGAACTATCTCTCTGGGATCTCGCCGATCCATCTGCAGCTGCCCAGGCGGCAATCGAGGTGTATGGGCCGGATGCGGCGACAGCTGCTGCACATTGCGCGCTAGCTGCGCATTTCGATGGACGCGACGCCGACTACCGCTTCTGGTGCAAGGTTTTCGCTCATCTGGAGGGCAGACGGCCTGCGGGTGAGCCGGGAAGATGGTTGCACAGGTCAGATTTGAACTGACGACCTCCAGCTTATGAGGCTGGCGAGCTACCGGACTGCTCCACCGTGCATGAAACTTCTAAGCGGGCATGCGAACCCATTGCACCCAAGCGCTTGCTGGGGCCGGGTCCGCTCCGCTGGCAGCGCCCGAAGGCCTCCAATCAGACGAGCAAGGTCATCCGCAAGCACGTATAGCTGATTTGCGCAGGATCAACAACCCCGCGCACTCGCTGTGCGCACATGATCATCATGCTGCTTTTGTTCCGCTGCGCTGCGGCGCCTTCTCCAGCTGTCCGGGCTCGAACTCGACTGGCGTTTGCCGGTTGAATATGTCGACCAGCGCGCGGACCCGGCCATCATGCGTCAGTTCGTCGACGACGGCGAGGAACGAGGTGAACGGACCATCGGTGACGATGAACTGCTCGCCAGCTCGGAACCGCGCCCCCAATCTGTCCCGATCGGATTCGCCGCGGAAACGTTTCCCGGCCGCTGTGTCGTCATAGGCGCTGCTGAACTCGGCTGCCATCAACGTCTCGATGACAGCCTGGGGGATGCGCAGCGGGCCGTCGGCGCCACCCAGCGGGCCAACCACTTCCTTCAGCGATCGTACCTCATCCCAGTTGTCGACTGCGCAACCAGGCCGGGGATGCACGATGAACATGTATCCGGCAAGAAGCGGTTCGGACCACTCGGCCATAACACGCAGCCGCCGGTTGAAGCGGTCGACCCGGCGGCGGGGCAGATAGCTGTCGTACCCCATTTCGCGAAGGGAGTTGAACGCGATATCAGAGGCACCAGCCTTCTGCCGTAGGTCATAGGTGGGGCGGAGCCGCAATGCGAACCAGCGTCGGTCGTGGATCGCGATGGCGAGGCAGCCGGGAACATTGATCTTCAATCGTCAGCCCTCCAGTAGAGCTTGTATTGCCGGGGTTTTTGGTAGCGACGGCCGCCGCGATACTCATGCGTGCCGTACTCGGCGCGGGCGATCACCGATCGCATGCGATGCTTGGCGATGGTGAAACCGGTCGACCGGTATTCGACCAACGGTTCAAAGCGATGCACGACCTTGGGAGGCTCGATGCGATACCACTTGCCTTCGTGCAGAAAGAACCGGGCCGCCCCCATATCGGCAGCAGCACCGTGATGGCTGACGCGCAGCTCGCAGATCGAGCCGTCTTCCTGAGCCTCGCCTATCGGTAGCCAAGGATTTTTGCGGTCGTACTCTTCGCGAGCACGGCGTTCGGCGATCGTCATGCCTGGCCCCCTGCGAAAATCCAGTCGCGAAGCCCGCGTCGACCTGCTGCGCGCGCCGATCCATGAACATCGTTGACCGTCTTCAAGTCTTCAGTCCTCGATTTTTGATTGCCTTCAGCCACGAGACGGGTGTCGCGGGACACCTTCCATGTCTCTTGAACATGTTTTTCCCTCGTCGTTTGCCCATTTTGGCAGTTGGTGAGGGAGGAGCAGACACACTTCGCCCAGCAGGGGGGGACGAAGCGTGTCTAGCGGACCTTGGCAGTCGGAGCCGGGTATCGCTTTCAACAATCAGGTGCCGGGTTTCCCTTAGCGGGAGCGGACTGGGGTCAGCCTGTCAGTCCTGCCGGCGCTTCATTCTGGCGGCACCGCATCAAAGCCACCTGATCGACAGATGACGCGGCTGCACCTCATTTTCAGGGTGCGTCCTGTGTGGGTAAGGGTGCCTCTGCTATCGGAGCCGGTCTCGTATCCCGGATTGTCTCCGCCACGGCGACCGTGGGCTTGGTGCAGAATATGTTGTCGCTGTTGCCGGCGCAACGAACGGCTTTACCAGACCGCTCCCGGATGCAGCTTCAGGCGATAACGCCATCACTGCATGGACCTTGGCACCTTACGGTCCCGGATCGTCTACATGGCCGCCTCCCGAAGAAATTTCGACACGAGGCGCTGAACGACGAAGATGCCGTCCCGGCAATGCAGGTCGTTGAGATCGTCGCCGAGCTTAGGCGGCATCAGGTAGGGGACACCGGACAGCCTGGCGTAGTGCTCACCGGTTCCCAAGCCGTCGAATTGAGGCAGAGGCTTATCGTTGTCGGTGGCGATGGCACGTCGGCCGTTCGCGGCCCTCGCCATCGCCGCGGCGTTATATGCCGAGAAGCCGCATAGAATGCAGTCCCGCCTGTTCAACGAGTGCAAGGCAATCCGCAGCGACAGACCGGTAGCGAAGCCGTCGCAGAACCACGTGAAGGAACCGCTGGCGAGCCGATGGCAGGCCCGCTCCATCTCGCCGCCGTAAAGGAACTTCTTCGTTCCGTCTTCCCATATCAGCTGGGCGCTGGACACCCGGTCCCCAATGCGGGCCGGGACCACAATCGCGCACTGTGCACCCTGGGGAATGAGGTAGCTATTGGATGGACCGGCAAGCTCGGCAACGATGTCTGCGCCGCAAACCAGCGCCTTTTCAAGTTCAAGGCCTTTTCTGAACAGGTACGGATGCGGCGACAGCTTGGCAGCCGCGACAAGACGCTTCGCGATAGACGCCGCCTTCTCGGCGCGCTGGATCCTCGCCCGGCGCTCGTTCTCGATATCCTTGGCAATCTGCCGCCTCTGACCGAGGGACAATTCCCCTTTGATCCCGACGCTGGCCTTCTCGCCCGTCTGCCAGTTCCAGGCGGTGACGAAGGCATCGTTGACGATCACGCGGCCGTCGCCCTTACCGTTCTTGCCTGATAGAGTGTCGGTCTTCTGCCACTTGCCGACCTTGTACCCGCCCTTTGGCGGGTAGACGCCGACGGATGAACAGGCCTCGCGGATCGCCTCGTCGATCGTCATGCCGCTCTCCTCCGCATCGTCTGGCGGTTCCGGCGGACTTCCCGTTCGATCAGGCTGATTTCGTCAGGTGCGACAATCTTATAGCTGGGGGCGATATCCCACAGGCCGTGCGGCAATTTGCTGTTCGGATAGATGGCCCGCCATATTGCGTAGGCCCACTTGCGGATCGTCTCCGGGTCCTTCCTGCTGTGCTCCCAGCAGTAGCAGAGCGCGGCATTCCAAACGGCGCGGGGATTCTTGATGCAATCGGCCCGAAGGCCGGCGCGCGGCTGGTAGGCCGACAGGATGCTGACCTCGACGTCAACCAACTCGCCCTCGACTGTCTTGATCTCGCCCCGGCGGGGACGCTGCCATCCGCACCCGGCACAGACATCGGATGCGCCTTCCATCTGGAGGCCGCAGTCGCCGCAGAAATATTTCTGCTTGATGCGCTCGACCGGCTCGCGCGTCTCGCTGTCCTTTTTCTGGGCGTCCGACAGGCTGTCGACGCCGTGCTCGAACAGCCAGGCGGTATCTTCGGCGAAGGAGATGCAGTTGCCGGTATGATCAAGCCACAGGCCGAATTGCTTGTCCGGCGCGATCCGCATGACGCGGCCGAGTTCCTGAATGTGAGAGGAAAACGACTTGGCATAGGGCCGGCAGGATATGCCGCAGAGCACGTCCGGAACGTCGAAGCCCTTCGTCAAGACAGCGCACGACACGAGCCCATGGATGGCGCTGTCCGGCTTGCGGAGCTCCTCGATCTTGTCGCGCCTTTCCTTGTCGGAAGCGTCGAGATAGCTGATCTGCTGGAAATTGAAGCCGGCGTCTGCGAACTGCCGGCACAGCTCCTCGCCATGCTTGACAGAGGGCGAAAACACGATCGTCTTGACCGGCCCGCCGAAGAATTTCGCGGTCTGCGATATCCAGGTCTGCACGACGTCGCCGATGATGGTGATACCGCGCTGGCCGGCATCGTCGTCATCGTACTCGCCGGTGAATTTCTTCCTGGCGCCCTTCATGTCGGGCGTGACGCATGCCTTGATCTTCAGGGGTGTCAGGAAGCCCTTATTCAGGAGATGGTTGACGGTCGCGCCGTTGACCACGCCATCCCAATGCTGCGCCATGCCGGCGGTGAATGGCGTCGCGGTCAGGCCGATCACCTTCGACCGGCCGGCAGCCTCTACCATCTCGACGATCTTGCGGAACTCGCAATGCGCCTCGTCTATGACGATCAGGTCAGGGAACGGCAGTCCCTGCCGGTTGATAACCGTTTGCGCCGAGCAGATTTGCACCGGCTTGCGGGGATCGGTCAGCCAGTGATCAGCCTGGATGATGCCGTGATCGATCCCGTATCCGGCGAAGCGCTCGCTGGTCTGATCGAGCAGGGTGATGCGGTCAACGATGAACCAGGCTGTCGCACCCTTCACCTGGCTTTGCTGGATGATGAATGCGGCACATTCAGTTTTGCCAAAAGCAGTCGGGGCGACCAGGATTTGCCTGCGAAGGCCACGACGAATGCCATCGCGCAGCTTCTCGACGGACTCGATCTGATAGTCGCGCAGCTGGATCGGCTTCATGCGGCCCGCCTTTCGACGATCTCAGCCGCCTTGCCGCAGAACCATGTCCAATCGGCCGGGGTTACTCCCCGGGGCGCCGACGCGAGCAAAAGCCGCGCGAAGTCTTCGGCCATCGGTCGGGGCAATCCACCGTCGTATTCGAGGATGGCCGCTCTTTCCTCGAATGCCGCTTCCCGATCGAGGTAGTCGGCGATGGCCCTGGCGTTCGCCCTGATGAAGGCGATGGAGCCGGCGGGCAGCTTATGGCTGTCGACGATCGTCAGCTTGCCGGCGTCGATGGCGACGTTCGCGCCGCGGTCCCGGATTCGGGATATGATCTCGGCGGCATCAGCCATCGACGATCTCGCCGGTGTTGATGTCGATGGATACGGTTCCGAGGCTCTCGGCTTTTTTCTTCCATGCATTGGCGCTGCGGCGCCACGAATCCTTGTCCTCGCTCTCGCGGGCGACGCGTGTTTTCAGAACACGGATTTCCTCGTCCTTGTCGGCGAGTACCTTTTCGAAGCCGCCCTGTTCGAACTGGACCCGCATCTCGCCGTACTTGGCGATCTCTGCCTTCAACTCGGCGTTCTCGGTCTCCAGAGCGCTTACCTGTTCCTCCAGCTCAGTGATCCGGTCCGTCAGCCTGTCGATATCCGCCGGCGCAGTTTTGCGCCGATCGATTGCCTCGGCTTTGGCCGCCTCCATATCGCGGATGGCCTGGGGCTTTTCGGCCACGATCTCGGCTCGGATCGCATCGGCTTCGGTGAGGCCAGAACCGGCATCATCGACGGGCGGCTGGGCGATGGAAGCAGGAGAGGGGACTTCGGCGGGCGCGGCCGGCTTTTTGCCTATGGCCCTCGTGTTCATCTGATAGGTGGTTTCGCAACGTTTGACGGTCCGGCTATCTGGAATTTCTTCCAGATGGTGAGGGGCGTGTTCGGCACGTATCTTTGCGACGAAAGGGTGCCCGACGTTGCATTGACGGGCGATTTCACGGTCGGACCACTTCGACCATTCTTCATCGTTCAGCAGGCGCAGAACTGCGCAGCCTTTGTCCGAATTGGAACGACGGAGCCCATGCGTGTGGTTCGCGCCGACGCTGTACAAGATGGCATCGCGACAGGTTCCACTGAGGACTAGGGCGCCAACCTTCCGCTTGCCGGCCTGCTGGTGAGCCTCGACGCGGTGGAAGCCGTCAGCCAGCCAATAGTGCTTGCCGTCGTGAAACACGGTGACGGCAGGAAACGTCGCACCCGCGGCAATGGCTTCTGCGTACTCCAGCACGGTATCGTGATTGCACTGCCATCGCGACTGAGTTCCGCCGTCGGTGCGGATCTCGGATATGTTGATGGTGGTGGTCTTGCCGATCGGCAACGTCGCTTTGGCGTTTGGCACGCTAGCCGTCACGCGGCTGCCCCGATCTTCATTTGCAGCCCAAGCTTCTTGGCTATCGGTGCAACGGGGACGACGATCCTGCCGCCGATCCGGATCGTATCGAAGTCGCCGCGGCGCGCAGCCTCATACGCACCGTTACGGCTTAGTCCATAAAACAGAGCGCCCGCGTCGGTCACAGAAATGGTCGGTCGTCCCAAGGCATCATCCAATGTCATGTGGTATGTCCTTGCTTTGTTCGATACGGATGTCATACATCGCACTGCCACATAAGTACGTAATCGGACGAGAAGGTCAAGGGGAGCGCACCTGGGTGATCCGGCGTTTTCACCAACAATTTCGCGTTACCGAAGTGACGGATTGCCATGGTTCGCGCGCCGGTGTACCGCTTGAGCATTACTAAGGAGTCTTTGGCATGGCAAAAGAGACGGTGCGAGGCAGCAAAACCGAAACGCTCACCATTCGGCTTGACCCCAAGACTCGATTTGTCTTGGAGTACCTCTCGCGCTTGAAGGGGCAGACCATCACGACCGTGGTAGAACGCGCGATCGTAGCCGCCGCGTCACAAGAGGTGGTGCAGGATCCCAGATATCCCAATCAGCCGGATGGCTGGCAACAGTTCTGGGACGTCAGTGATGGGGTTCGGGCCCTACGAATGGCAGAACGGCCAGAATTCTTCCCGACATATGAAGAGGATCGACGCCTTGCTTTTGCACGTGAGCACTGGCCGTTTTTCTACCAGACTCCCGAGAAGATGCGGTTCATCAACCACTACATAGACGTGCTGTGGCCTCAAATTGATTACTTTGTACAGATGCACGAGGATCAAAGGACATCTGACTATTATGCAGCTGGCAAGGCAATGCAGCAGGCGTTGAGAGCGGCGAAGCTCGGTCCTCCTGAGTGGCCAATCAACTTCGATAAAGACGAAATTCCATTCTAGGGGAAAGTTCCAACTGAAAGGCCGCGTCCGCGAACGCAGCCAAAGCAAATAGATGGATGGCAGGGATGCGAGGCAACATCACGCGACGCGGAAAATCGTCATGGCGCCTGAAATTTGATCTCGGGACCGATCCCGTCACCGGCAAACGCCTGACGCAATACGTGACGGTGCGAGGGACGAAGAAGGAGGCCGAGGCTGAGCTGAGCAAGCGGCTTAACCAAGTCAATGCCGGAGGGTACGTTCCCGTTTCGAAAAAGACAGTCGCCGAGCACGTCCGAAGTTGGCTTGAAGGCAACCTTGATCTGGCGCCGACGACAAAGGAACGGTTCTCCCGATTGATCGAAAAGCAGATCGTCCCGCACCTTGGGAATACCCTGCTTCAGCGGCTCCGGCCGTCTCAGATTACAGAATGGCATTCAACCTTGCGAAAGAGGGGCGGCAAACACGAGCGCCCGCTGTCTCCTGCAACCGTAAGGCAGGCTCACCGCGTGTTGCATCTCGCACTTGGACAAGCTTTCGAGCATGAGGAGGTTACGCGCAATGTCGCGTCAGGAAGAAAGCTCCCCAAATCGAAGGATCCGGATATCCAGATCCTGAAGGAAGGCCAGATATCGCCGGTTCTCACAGCCTTGGCCGGCCATTGGTTGCTGCCGATCGCCACTGTGGCCGTAGGAACTGGTATGCGCCAGGGCGAGATCATGGCGTTGCAGTGGGGAGACGTCGACCTCAAGAAAGGGACGCTGAACGTTCGCCGTACTCTGGAGGAGACAAAGGCCCACGGACTGCGATTCAAGGTTCCGAAGACGAAGAACGGCGTTCGGACGATTTCGCTTCCCGGCAGTGTAATCGAGGTGTTGACCCAGCATCGCAAGCAGCAGCTTGAGCAGCGCCTTGCCTTGGGCATGGGGAAGCCTTCCTCCGATACGCTGGTGTTCTGCGAACCGGATGGAGCACCAATCGCTCCGTCGCGTGTTTCTGGTGCCTGGCGCGACACCGTAGAGCGGCTGAAACTGATCAAGGTCCGCTTCCACGACCTGCGCCACACCCACGCGTCGGCGTTGATCGCCAGCAAACTAGATGTGGTTGCAATCAGCCGCCGGCTCGGGCATGCATCGCCTGTGGTTACGTTGTCGATCTATGCCCACCTGTTCAAGCAGACTGACGACGGCGCGGCCTCAGCGATCGAAGACGCAATGAGAACGGGCGCGGAACGGTAAAGGAACCCCTTCGGTGCCAATCCGGTGCCAAATCGGCACCAGACCCGATTATCTCGTGTCCTAAGCGTTTGAAATATCTATGTGCGGGCGTGGCGGAACCGGTAGACGCAAGGGACTTAAAATCCCTCGGGCTTGCCCGTGCGGGTTCGATCCCCGCCGCCCGCACCATTGTCACGCCTCCTCCTCGACGAACACTTCGTCGCGCTTCTTGCGCACCGACGGAAGCAGCACGACCACCAGCACGGCGACGGCGATGGCGAGCAGCGCGGCGCTCAGCGGCCGCGTGATGAAGGTCGTCGGGTCGCCGCGCGACAGGATCATGGCGCGGCGCAGGTTTTCCTCCAGCAGCGGCCCCAGCACGAAGCCGAGCAGCAGGGGCGCCGGCTCGCAGCGCAGTTTTGTCAGGATGTAGCCGAGCAGGCCGAACAGGGCCACGGCATAGAGGTCGAAGACGTTGGAGTTCACCGAATAGACGCCGATCGAGCAGAACGCCATGATGATCGGGAACAGCACGTAGTAGGGCACCGTCAGCAGCTTCACCCACAGGCCGATCAGCGGCAGGTTGAGCACGATCAGCATCAGATTGCCGATCCACATCGAGGCGATGATGCCCCAGAACAGCGCCGGCTGCTCGCTCGCCACGTTGGGACCGGGCACGATGCCCTGGATGATCATGGCGCCGATCATCAGCGCCATCACCGGATTCGCCGGGATGCCCAGCGTCAGCATCGGGATGAAGGAGGTCTGCGCCCCGGCATTGTTGGCCGATTCCGGACCGGCGACGCCGGCGACGGCGCCCTTGCCGAACTCCTCGGGGTTTTTCGAGACACGCTTCTCCACAGTGTAGGAGGCGAAGGCGGCCAGGATGGCGCCGCCGCCCGGCAGGATGCCGAGGATCGATCCGATCGCCGTTCCGCGCACGATCGGCGCGGCCATGGCGCGAAAATCCTCGCGGGTGGGAAGCAAGCCGGAGACTTTCGCCATCAGCACCTCGCGCGTGCGTTCGTTCTCCAGGTTGCGGAGGATCTCGGCGACGCCGAAGACCCCGACGGCGACTGCGACGAAGTTGAGCCCGTCGGCATATTCGCGGATGCCCAGCGTGAAGCGCGGCGAGCCGGAGATCACGTCGGTGCCGACGAGGCCGAGCAGCAGCCCGAGCACGACCATGGCCAGCGCCTTGACGACCGAGCCATGGGCGAGCGCGATGGCCGAGACGAGGCCGACGATCATCAGCGAGAAATATTCGGCCGCGCCGAATTCCAGCGCGATCGCCGTCAGCGGCGGCGCGAAGATGGCGACCAGGAAGGTCGAGACCGTGCCGGCGAAGAAGGAGCCTATGGCCGCGATGGCGAGCGCCGCGCCGGCGCGGCCCTTGCGGGCCATCTGGTAGCCGTCGATCGCCGTGACGGCGGATGAGGATTCGCCCGGCATGTTGATGAGGATCGCCGTGGTCGAGCCGCCATACTGCGCGCCGTAATAGATGCCGGCGAGCATGATCAGCGAGGACACAGGGTCGCCGATCTGGAAGGTGAGCGGCAGCAGCATGGCGATGGTCGCCGTGGCGCCGATGCCCGGCAGCACGCCGATGAGGGTGCCGAGCAGCACCCCGATCAGGCAGAAGCCGAGGTTCCAGATGGTCGAGGCGGTCGAGAAGCCGAGCGCGAGATTGTCGAGCAGATCCAT